GTATTATTATTCAAATTTGCTTGTTTTATATTAGCAATTAACTTATTTGTAATTGATTGAGACATATAATTATATTTTATAATAAATATTTATATTTTAAATTACTTTTATCTAACTTAATTTTTTTACTTTGTTCTTAAACAAAATATAGACTGAAGAAGGATAAGATAATTGCATTTTAAATTTTTGAAATAATAATTATTTTTAAATGGAGTTAATAAAAAATGAACTAGTAATAGTATATATGTTTCTTAAAATTTTGCAAATTTATCATAATATTGATTATAAATTTTAAAAAACTATTGACTCATAACATTAATATAAATAATTAAGCAATAATTAATTCATTTGTAACTATTACATCTCCACTAATAGTCATAGTTCCACTAATATCGGTATTTCCTAAACTTGCTGTATTAAATTGCCCTAATACTTGTAATATAATAGAACTTATATCTAAAGAGGCATTACTATTATTTATAGCATTTAACAATTGTTGATTCGTAAATCCATCTAATTTTTCGATTTCTTCTTCTAATTCAATTGATATACTTAAACTTTGTGTTTTACTTAATTTTGATAATTGATTTGCTTGTGTTTCACTTGTCATTATTATTAATTATATTATATATTAATTAAATAATTAATAATTTATTTTTATAACATTTATTTTATAAAAATATTAAATATTTAATTACTAATTATTTAAATGAATTATATAACTGATAATATAAATCAAAATAAAAATTATGATTTAAGTTTTAATAATAATATTTTAAATAATTTAAAAAAATTATATGAAACAGAAAATATTCCAAATATTATTTTTCATGGACCAAATATGACCGGTAAAAAAACATTATTAGAACAATTATTAAAAATTATATACAAAACAGATTACAATATAAAAAAATTTACATTACTAATTAACTGTTCTCATGGAAAAGGAAATATTAAATTTATTAGAGAAAATCTTAAATATTTTGCAAATTCTATTATAAATAATAATAAAAATAATTTATTTAAATCAATAATATTATTGAATGCAGATAACTTAACAATAGATGCACAATCTGCATTAAGAAGATTAATTGAATTATATAATCATAGTACACGATTTTTTATTGTAGTAGAAGAAAAACATAAAATATTAAAACCAATATTATCTAGATTTAGTGAAATATATTGCAATCAAAAAGTAAATTTAAATAATATAAAAGGTGTAAATTATACAAATAAAAAATTATATAATTTAAATAAATTTATTAATTTTGAAGGAAAAAATAATAATATTTTATTACATTTTATAGAATTAAGTAATAAACTATACAATAATGGCTTTACTTGTAATATATTGTTACAATATATAGATAATAAATTAGAAGATAATAATAATAAACTACGTTTTTTAATTACAATAGAAAAATATAAAAAAGAATTTAGAGATGAACAATTACTTATATTATTTTGTTTGAATTTTTTATATTTTCAAAACAATATGTCTTTTGAAAAATTTATATTTATATAATTCGTTTATTAAAATATTTAAAAATGTTTTAATTAAATAAAATATAAATATGGATGATTATAATATTAATAGCATTATTGAATCTAAAAATGAATGGTGTGCAAGACTAACAAATATTTTAACACCATGTATGATAGAAGGAATAAAATCTATATTCGACGAAGCATATAATATGTGCATTGAAAATGATGAAGAATCAAAATATTTAATGACATTTCAAAATCTATTAAATAATATACCAAAATGGAGTTCCGAAATAGTTGAAACAGAAAAAGATAGAATAATTTCTACAAGTGGTTGTAATTATTTAGAAGATTTAATAACATGCGTTCATATTACACAATTAAAATCATTAACAGTTACACGTGTAGGTTTAAAACAAAAAAAAATAAATATAGATATTCCTAATTTAAATACTTTTATTCATAAATCATATATTGCAATAGCAAGAAAAATTTATATTAATGTTTATTTATTCGAAAAAGATATTTTGCCTTTACAAATTCAAAAAAATAATCGTGAATTAGAAATTATAATTAAAGAATGTATTTTAAATAGTGTTAGAGAAAATATTCCAATTGAAAATATTTTGAAAGTATATCTTGATGAAACACAAGAAACTGATGTTGAAATTGAAGAAACAAAAGAACAAATATTGGATAAAGAAGCAATTGAAAAATTAGAAAAAGAAAAAAAAGAAAAAGAATTACAAATGATAAAAGAAGAAGTGGAAGAAAAATTAAGAAAAGAATCTAAAGATAGTGTTAAAAAAGCGATAAGCGAAGCAAATAAATCATTGAATATAGAAGAAAATGAATTATTAGAAGACGATGATAATATAAGTGATTATGAAGATACTTTATCGGAAGAAAATAATGAAAATGGATTAAAATTAAAAATAGGAGATTCTCTCAATGAAGATTTAAATATTAAACCTTTAGATGAAGATCCTGATAAATTAGAATTAGATGTTTTAGATTTAGATGTTAAAACTAATGATTTAGACGATTTGGATTTAGGAATTGAAGAACTTAAATAAATAATCAAATAAAATTCGTTAATTTTTAAAATTATATTTATTCTAATAACTATAAATATAATTATGTCTAATTTAGTAATAACTTCTGCTATTATTAGTGTTATTTATTTTTTTATGAAATTTTTTGAAATGAGATTTATCTTAAAAGAAAATAAACCCTTAAAACAATTAGTAATTGATGCTTTAATTGTTTTTATTGCATCTACATCTACTATTTTGTTATTAGAACAATTTAATTTAGGTGAATTAACAGGAAATACTAAAGAAGTTCCCGGAGCATTTATTAACAAACCAGATTTTTAAAATATATTTTTATTATATTGTTAAACTAATAAAAATATACAATTTTATACCATAATTGGTAATTCATCTATATTAAAAATTGCATTTGGATTGTTAATTTTTTTTTTTGCTATTTGATATTTTTCAAATAATGGATTTTTTATAACTTTCTGAGGAGTATGATTATGGACTGTTCTTGCAATCATCTTATATAATTTAAAATCAGGATATCTCTCGTCGCCATTATTTTTATATAAAATATTTTTATTTTTATCATCAAAAATCCAAGATATCATTATTTTTTTTATTGGTGATTTTAATTTTTTTATATTATCTAAATCATCTATAAAATAATCAAAAAGACTACAACCTAATCTGCAAAGATCAAAACTATAATTTGGATCTAATCTTGGTTTGTCATCATTCATATATGGTTCACAGTTATATTGAGTTGCTGCGTCTCCATCTGGTGAATAACTATCACTACATATTAAATTTCCCTTAAATCTATATATAGCCCTTCCAAAATCAATAATTTTGTATATTTTTCCAAATGTTGGAATTTTATAATGAATATTATTGTATTTGTAATATAAATATTTTTTTTCCGTTTTCACATATACTATATTATTTGTATGTAAATCATTATGTGTAAAATCAAAAACTTTTTGATATGTTAATAAAGTAAATAAGATTTGTAAAACAATTGATTCATATTCATTATCTTTTATATTATTATTTGCTATATATGAATCTAATGTATCTTCACAGCATTCCAGTGCAATTGTTTGAACCGGAAAATTAGAAATACTTGCATACAATTCTTCACCTTCTTCTGAACTTTCTCCTTCTGAACTTTCATCTTCTTCATTACTATCTTCTTCATTACTATCTTCATCATCGTCATCTGTATTCGAATATCTTGAAGAACAATTTGAACTACTACATGATAATTCATTCGTTTTATTTTTTTTTTGTTTTTTATTTTCATTTGTTAATTGATCATCATTTTCTTTTTTACTATTTTCTTCCAACAATTCTTCTGTTAAATTCATTATTTGTATTTCACAATCTTTTTCATTTTTGTCTTTAATATCTTTAATTTCTGAATTTTCTTTAATTTCCAAATTTTCTTTAATTTCCAAATTTTCTATTTCCATATCAAAAGATCCTATATTCAAATCAATATTATCAAATTCTATATCAATATTTTCTGAATTATTTGATAAATCAAGTATTTCTATTTTTTTTTTATTTTTTTTTGTATTACTAAATATATTTTTATAATTTTCTGTTTCAAGTACTTTAAATAATATATTATTGTTTTTATGAAAAAAATCTGAATCGTCTAAATATTCTATATCATCATCTATTGCTACCATAAAATCTTTTTTTATTCCTAAAAATGAACCATAATAATCTATTCCATTTAAAAAATTATAACTATTTAAAAGTAGACTAGATAAATATGAAAAAAATCCATCACTATAGGCAGAATTATTTACATCATAGTATTTTTTTATTACTTTTTCATCATCTCTATTTGTATAATTTGGTAATTTAAAAATATCATAATTTTCTTCGAATTTTCCTATCATATATTTTATTGGATCTACCATTGGACCATATTTAAAAAATATTTCTTTCTCTATTTTATTATTACAACTATCTATAATATTTCCAATAAATTTAGAATAGTCAATTTTTTTTACCAATGAATCCAATTTATAAAAATTATTTAAATTAATAGAATTATAATTTTTTTCATTTAAATTAAAAAATCTCTCATATATGGGAATATAATTTTGAATATTTTCTATTCCTAAAAGATTATTATCTTGCATTTGTTGGAATAATTCATTATTTTTATTTTTTCTATAATTTATTTCCATACTTCACACTTTATTATTTTATTAAAAATAATAAATTTTTAATGTTTAAACGATTTTTATTTAATAATTATTTATTTGAATATTATTTAATTTCTATTGGAATACAAATATAATTTTATAAAATAAAAACAATACCTGCTACTCCTAAACTAATTAAACCTATAGATTTTATCATATCAAAAAAATCATTGTCCTCGTTATCAATTGTTATATCTTCTTTTAAATATCTATTTATATTACTTGAAATGCTTGGTGGTTTTGCTGATGGTGTTGGTGGTTTTGCTGATGGTGTTGGTGATTTTGCTAATGGTATTGATGGTTTTGATGGTTTTGCTGATGGTAGTGTTGGTGGTTGTGCTGATGGTGTTGGTGGTTTTGCTGATGGTATTGGTGGTAGTATTGGTGGTTTTGCTGATGGTATTGGTGGTTTTACTGATGATATTGGTGGTAGTTTTTTGATCTGTTTTAGTTTTGACACTGTATTTGTGTTTATTTTTTTGGTTTGATTTGGTGGTGGTACTCTTACTGCTGTTGGTGCTGGTGATGTTGGTGCTGTTGCGGGCGCTGATGTGAGTACTGATGGTGGTGCTGTTGCTGCTGTTGGTATTGGTGCTGGTATTAGTGGTGCTGTTGCTGCTATTGGTGCTGGTGCTGTTGGTGCGGGTGGTGGTTGTGGTGGTGGTCCTGATGGTGGTAGTTGTGGTAGTTGTGGTTGTGGTGGTTGTGGTGGTTGTGGTGATTGTTGTGGTTGTGGTCCTGATGGTGGTGGTCCTGATGGTGGTGGTCCTGATGGTGGTGGTCCTGATGGTGGTGGTAGTTGTGGTGGTTGTGGTGGTTGTGGTGGTTGTGGTCGTTGTGGTGGTTGTGGTGGTTGTGGTGGTTGTGGTTGTGGTGGTCCTGATGGTGGTGGTCCTGATGGTGGTGGTAGTTGTGGTGGTTGTGGTGGTTGTGGTGGTTGTGGTGGTTGTGGTGGTTGTGGTGGTTGTGGTTGTGGTGGTTGTGGTTGTGGTGGTTGTGATGGTTGTGATGGTTGTGGTTGTGGTGGTTGTGGTGATGGTTGTGGTTGTGGTGGTGGTTGTCGTGCTACTCTATCTTCTCCTAGTTCTAAACCACTTTCTGCTGTTTGTCCTTTTGCTCTTGGTTTTGGTCGTGCTGATGCTGCTGCTTCTTTTGCACGTTTATCGGCTTTTATAATTTCAATTTGTTCATTAGGAGTAAGTTTTTCCCAATTTACTAAATCACCTTTATTATTATAATATATTCTATAATTCTCTTTTACATCATGTTTATAAAATGGTGCCTCATACTTAAAATTACTTTCATTTAATTTAGTAATTAATTCAAAATGATTACCATAAGAAACAATCAAAATTCTATTATTTGATTTTGAATCACCATATGTATAAGGAGAATCTTGATTTTTACATTTTTTATTATTTAATCCCTGGTCTCTACATTCTTTAGAAAGAATTATTCTTTTTTTTTTGGTATCATAAATAAATACTTGTATATAAACATCAATTTTTTTTGCTAATTTATTTAATCGATTATAAACACCATCACCATCTTCTTCAATTATTTCTAGTTGATTAATTGTATTATTTACAAGTTTATTACCTATTATACTGCGGTCTAAATTTATTTCATTTGCTAATTCTTTTAATTTTGTTACAGTTAAATTTTTATGATTAATAATATCTTTATAATTATATTCCTTATATTTAATCCATTGTAATAATGATATCCAAAAACATTGATTTTTCATACGGGGTTCTTCTTTTGGAACTCCATCATTATGTATTACAGCAAATTCTTGTTCTGGTACTAAAATATTCCATATGTTTTCAAAACCTAAGTTAATTGCATCATCATTATTATTATTATCATCACTTTGCAAAATAATTCCTAAACATAATTGTTTAGTATCACATTTTGTTTCTGTAATGGCATTACTTATATCTTTTTTTAAATTTTCAAAATTATCCTTATACTTCGATTTTGTAAATTGTGTTAAAATCATATTTTTTATAGCAAAAAAATAAATTTCTTTTTTTTTGATATCATTATCATCTGAACAATATGTAAATAATTTATTTGGAATTTCATGACATATATTTGTTGACCATACTCCTCTACAATGATCAATATAATGAGGTGTACTTATAAAATAATGTAAAAATTCTAATAATTCTAATTCTTTTTTATTTTTGTTATTTTTTATAATTTTATCATCTTCATCATTGTGATACCACTGAATTGCAAATCCACATTTTTCAAGAAAACTATGATATTTAAGTGGAATAATAGGTTTAATTATATTAATATACATAATTGCTGATGCTAATTGATGAAAATTTTGACGATATCCTTTTAGAATAGAAAAAATATTATAATTTATTGGATAAACTTTTGCAAGTAATTCATTCGTCATATGTAATTTTGTATCACCATAATCTCTATCCGCTTCACCAACTCGTCCTATTGCAACAAAATATGTTGCAATTAACATACAAAATTTTTTAGTTGGATGTATGTTTTTTAAAATATCAAACTTAATAGTTTTATATATATATATACCTGTAGATAATGATCTCATATGATTAAATACACCATGGTTAGAACGATCATCGCCAGACGGATAGTTTTTTTTAGAAATATGCTCAAATAATTCCTTTGCTGTGATCTTTAGATTTTTTTCTAAATTTTCTTCATTAAATGCATCTAAATTTAATTTTATGTTTTGTATCCAATTATTATATATTGCATAAAATTCATAGTAAAACTTTTCTGTATGTGACTCTAATCCAATAGATTCTGGATTAATTCTAATAAAATTTAAAATTGTTAAATAATTAATTGTCACACCATTTACTTTTTCTTCTGCTACTGGTAGTAATACTATTTGTGAATTAAAATCAATAAATTCTTCAGCTATTAATTCTAAAATATATTGTGTACTATTATATTCTATATCTGTATCTGCATCAACAGAATTTCTACTATAATACTTATTAATATAATTATTTGTAGTTCTAGTATAAATTTCTGTCCGTTTTTTTATAATTTTAGCTTTATATAAAGGTACTAAAACTTCAGAAAATATTAAGTTTATATTATTATAATTTAAGTCAATTTCGCCAGTATTTATATCATTCGTATTTATATTTGCTAAAAAGTTAATTACATGGGTTGTTGAAAAAAAACAGGGTGAATTTTTTGGTAGGAATATTTGTAATCTAGTATATTTTGACTTTGAATTATTTTTACGAGAATATTCCGAGATATTCCAAAGTGGATAGTTATGAGCATTTATTATTTTATCAAAATATATATAGTCATTCTCATCAAAATTATTTAAATCTTCTGAAATATTCATAAATATATACATACCCTCATCAAATGGCACAAATGATAATATTTCTTCTTGATTTGTATATTCTAAAATATATTTAAAGTTACCGATACAATTTTCTTTAGATTTTTCGATATAATTTTTTATCAAATTTGATAGTGGGACTTTATAAAATTTTCTAACACCTTCACATCGTCCAAACTCGTTTAGTAAATATTTTTTCCATGAATTATTTTTATATTCATTTGTAATAGCTATATTTTCAATTGCTTTTTGTATTACTTTATCTGATGTGTTAATTGGAAATAAGTTATTCATGTGAGTAATTTCACCTGCTCCCCAAGGATTTTTTTCAAATTTTATGTTATTAGAGGCAATAGCTTTAAAAAAATTGTTGTAAGATAAGTCTTGTTTATAATAATTTTCAACCATCGGAGACGCTTCAAGTGACTTCTTTATGGTATTTTCTATTATTGTTTTTAAATTAGTGTCATTTATTACTCCTCCAGTCAATATATATTTTCTTTTTTTTTTTAAACTATTATTATGTTTATTAATTTTTTTTCTAGATATTTTCATATAAATTATATTATAATATATAATTAAATTAAATTAAATAACTAATTAAATTAAATAACTAATTAAATTAAATAACTAATTAAATTAAATAACTAATTAAATTAAATAACTAATTAAATAATATTTATAATAAATATTATTTAGTAATAATGACTTTAGAATTAAAAAAATTTGATATGAAAAATATTAGTTTTAAACCAGAAGAAAATAAAGGCCCAGTAATTGTTTTAATTGGTCGTCGTGATACTGGTAAATCTTATCTTGTTAGAGATCTTCTTTATTATCATCAAGATATTCCAATTGGTACTGTTATTAGTGGTACTGAAGCCGGTAATGGTTTTTATAAAGAACATGTACCAAAATTATTTATTCATGATGAATATAATAGTGCTATTATTGAAAATATTTTAAAGCGTCAACGTACTGTTTTAAAACAAATGAAAAAAGAAGTTGAAATCTATAAAAAATCCACAATTGACCCCAGAGCATTTGTTATTTTAGATGATTGTCTTTATGATGCAACATGGGCAAAAGATAAGATGATGAGATTACTTTTCATGAATGGACGTCACTGGAAGGTAATGTTGGTCATCACAATGCAATATCCCCTTGGTATTCCTCCAAATCTCCGTACAAACATAGATTATGTTTTTATCCTACGTGAACCATACATAGCAAATAGAAAACGTATTTATGAGAATTATGCGGGAATGTTTCCCACATTTGAGTCTTTCTCTCAAGTCATGGATCAATGTACAGAAAATTTTGAATGTTTAGTAATAAATAATAATTCAAAATCCAATAAATTAAATGATCAAATTTTTTGGTATAAAGCAGAAGAACATAAGGCATTTAAATTGGGTTCAAAAGAATTTTGGGAAATTAGCAAAAATCTTGACTCTGATGATGAAGAAGAAGTTTATGACCCAAATGCGCGTGATAAGAAAAAAGGACCAAAAATAAATGTACGGAAGAGTAAATGGTAAGCAGGTAGGGCGACCTGCAAACGCCTTATTTAGGAATTTTTTTATATTTAGGTAATATAATTCAATAAAAATTATATATAATAACAATTTATAAAGTATGATTCGAAAAAAAAATAATTAAAAATAAATCAAAAGTTCAAGTATCCTTTATAATAAGAATAAAAATAAGATAAAAATCCTATAATCATAGTACTAATTATTATGCTATTTATATCACCGCGTGAATAATTATATTTATGTAAAAAAAACATTAAAATTGCTAAAATTGCCCATAAACTTATACCAAATAATGTATGTATTAAAAATCCACGGCTAGCAGTTGGGTTATTTTTATCAACAACATTATATTGCATTAAATTAACAATAAAAAATGCGGCACTAGCAAATGCAAAAAAATTTACTAAATAAAATTTTATGCTAATTTGTTCTAATAGTAATAAACTCAATGCAACAAATAATCCACTTGTAAATAAATAATATAATAATTTTTGAATTAATTTTATTGGATTCATTATTATTTAATTATATTGTATTTATATTATTATTTAAAATATTTTGATTATAAATAATTAAAGCCATAAAACACATAATTATATTAACTAAATAATTATGTATTTTATAAGTTATAATAATTTTATTAAAAATAATAAAAATAATAAAAATAAAAGCATATTAAATAATCCTTATTATTGGAATAATTGGATAGGTAATGAAATATTTGATATGGATTATTTAAAAACTATTTTTTCAAATTGCATAGAAAATGAAATGATTTTTTTAACTACTAATTTATCTAAAAACATAAACTCTATAATAGGAATATGTGTTTTAAAAAAATTAAAATATAAAAATTATTATGAATTAAAATTAATTTCAAAAAAATATAAAAGTCTACATAAACATATTGGTAAAAAATTTACAAATTATTTGAAACAACATTATATAAATAAAAAATTTATATTAATAGATGATTCAGAAATTAATAATTACTATAAAAATCTCGGTTATAAAAAAGTTAATAATATAATAAAATTAAGTATTTACCAACAATTATTAAATACAAAAAAAAATAAAATATATTATTTAAATACTAAAATTAAAGTATAATTTATATTTTTATATTTTTTATATTTTTTATATTTTTTGTAATTTTTCAGATTTTTTGTAATTTTTCAGATTTACATTCCATATTTTCTATTAGTTTTTGTTTTTTATTATTTTCTTTATAATCATAACTACAATCATGATTTAATGGATCTTTATGAAATTTACAATAATATTTTTCACATTTACAAGCAAAATCTGTTAATTTGATTTTACGAACACATCCATTAAATGCACAAGTATTGTTTTTTTTTATTTCCTCTACACTCATTGTTACCTTACTATATAATAATATTTTATTTTTAATAACTTATTATTATATTTTTAAAAGAAATATCACTTATTACGTAATTGTTTTTTAAATTTAGGTTTTGTTCTAGTTCTTTGCTTTTTAGGTTTTGGTTTTGTTCTAGTTCTTTGTTTTTTAGGTTTTGAATTTGGTTTTGTTCTAGTTCTTTGTTTTTCTTTATTTTTTCCTTTAATTTTACTAGTATATGGTTTAAATCTAGAATTTTTAAATCTAGAATTTTTAAATCTTTCATTTCGATTTGGACCAATTCTACCAATTCTTGTTATATTTATTTGTTTAGAAGATTTTTTTTCTATATCATCAGATGATAAAATTCTTGCATCTTGTAATTTTTGTTTTAAATCAATATCATACATATTTAACCAATTCATATCATCATTAGAACGTATATAAACTTCTTTATTTTTATCTTTAAGAGTTTTGAAACAGTAAACTAATAACATATCATCTATTTCTGATTTATCTGGTATAGGAGGTGCAAAATCAATGCTAGGAAAAAGATTAACTTTTTTACCTTTATTATCATTTGTACTACAAAATACAAACACATTTTTTTTATTTTTGAGCATACCACCTATATTTCTAAAACGACCAGAAGTAGTTATTCCAGTTATATCTTTTACACTATGTTCTTGGCAAAAAATAATAATATAAATACCTCTTTCTAAATAATTATCTAAAATGTCTGAAATTACACTTCTATCAACTGCCGATGAAGTAAAATTAAAAAATATATTTTCTCCATCAATTAATAAAAATCGATTATGTAAGATAGAAATATTTTCTATAAGTTTAATTACATCCTTCATATAATCATTATTATTTAAAAAATTTAAGGTTGTATTATAATATTGTAGATCTTTACTACTATCAATAGGTACATAACTGAAACCAAAATAATGTTCAAGTTTTAAATTTATTTGTGAAATTATATCATTTGAAGTTGGTTGATCCATTATATATATAAAATATTTTATTCTATATTAATTGGATCTTTTGGTGGTTCCATTACAGATTCCATTCCATCAGCCATTGCCGCTAATTTTTCTAAATCTTCTTTGGAATCTTTTTCTTTAGCATCTCTTTCTTCTTTTTGTTTTCTGCGTTCTAAAAGTTGGCTTAAACCATGATCGTTGTCTTTATCACTCTTAAGAATTACATCTTCCGATTCAAATAATTCTTTTCTTAAATCAGCGGTTGATACATCATCATTTTCTCCATCACCAAATAATAAATTTTTTCCGGGAACATCCATTCTATCTGCATTTACTAAATTTCCTTCTTCATCAATAGATTGCATTAATTTATTACCCTCTTTGCTTGCTTTTTCGATATTTTCTTGAATTGCTTTTTTCTTAGCATCTTGAACACGTTGTTTAAATTGTTCTTTGGATGTTTCATCATTTTCTTTTTTCTTTGCCATTAATTCATTTAATTCTTTTTCTAAATATTCTACACGACCTGTTTTATATGCTTCAGGATGAAAAGGCATCCACATTCCAACAGGACCGACATATACATCATGGTTTGGATCTTCTTGTCTAAGCATTTTACATCTCAATTCTGCTTCTTCTTGAGAACCAAAAACACCCCTTACTTTGATACCTCTTGTATTTGTTTGAAACTCATGTAATTCATTATATTCTTTTTGTAATTGTTCTTCTTTAGCATCAATATAAGATTTGTATTCATCATCTAATGTAGTTAAAAATAAATTTGATTTTTCTTCTTCAACAAATTCTTCCATATCTTTAGTAAGTTTATCAAAATCAACATTATATTTATATGCAATAAAATTTAAAAATTGTGTATATTTTTCAAAAGTCTTTTTAAATTCAAAATTTTTAAGAAATTTTTCAAAATAAAACAAATTTTTGTTTTTAATATGATCTTCTGGTGAAATAAAACTTAAGCAAGCATATTTTTGTCCACTAATAGGTTTATCCTCATCTAATAAATCAATGTATTTAGTATTTTCTTGTGATAAATTATTTTCTTCTTTAACAAAAGATTTAGCTTTTTTTTTTGTAGACATTTGTTTATATTAGTTAAATTAAAATTTAATTTTAAGTATTATTTACAAAAATATTTATTTTTAATTAAATTAATATTTTTGTAAATTTTTTTTTTATTATTTTCTTTATATTATTTATAAACAAAAATGAATCCTGGTATGAGTGAACTTGTAAAAAGAGCCATAAAATACTTAGTCGAAGGTCTTATGGTTGCTATTGTTGCATTTGTAATACCACCAGAGAAACGTGCTTTAAAATTAGAAGAAATTGCCATAATTGCTTTAATGGCTGCTGCTACTTTCAGTATTTTAGATACATTTGTTCCAACTATGGGTGCTAGTGCTAGATCTGGTGCTGGTTTTGGTATTGGAGCAAACCTTGTAGGTTTTCCTAAATTAGGTTAAAATAGTTAATTACAAAAAAATATTTTTAATAATATATTTTCATTAAAATATATTATTTTAACATAATTAATTCTATTATTGATAGTTTTGTGAGTAAAATAAAAATTGAATAGAAAATAGACAATTTTATTGTTTTGCAACAACGAGAAAGAGAGAAAACAAGAAGAAGAGAACAAATGACCACCTTCTTTTCTGGAAACCAGTTTTCCACAACATATTTCAACAAACTTCCCGACGAATTGATTTTCCATATTAGGAGTTTCAATTTTGATTGGGCTGCAAAAATTATTCAAAAAAAAACAAAAGAGTGTTTTCAAAAAAAAATTGAGGTTTTGACAGAACTTGTCAACTTCTCATTGGATAGTCTTCCAAGACAAGAGATGGCAAAAATTTCTGTATTTTACAAAAATAAAATCCTTAAGCCAAAAGACATTTTGGATACTTTTTCAAAATGCAATTGTTGTGAAAGACACCAGATAAATAAACCAAAAGAACTAAAAAAATGGCTAGAAACAACCTTTCATGGAACACAGGATACAAACTGTAGTTGTCATTGTAGACAATTTTCAAGGTTCATATGTCGTGCATGTGATTAAAAATATATATTAAAAAAGAACTTAAAGAAAAATACCCAAAAATAGCATATTTTTATTTTGTTACCATTTATGATAATAAAATAAAAAATTTATAAAATGTGATTTTTTTATTTTTTAAAATCGAAAGTCAAAAAATCTGAAATTGGACATTTTAAAAATGTCCATTTTTACATTGAATACAATAATATAAAAAAAAGTTGAAAAATCACCTAATTATTAATTTCTTACCATTTATGCATTTAAAATATTTTTTTAATTTTTTATAATTTTTCAAAATTTTTATAAAAATTAATTTTTGATGTTTTTTTGTTAGCCATATTTTTTAAAAAATGGCTAATATTTTTACATCAATTACATCATTAAAATAATATATAATTATTATTATCATTAATGTATATAAATTATAATTATAACATATTTTTTAAACACCATATTTTAAAAGACTAACAAATGCTAACAAAATTACATCAAAAATAAAAATTATTATTTTAAAATGAAAATACATTATAAAATTTTTTAAAAATAACTATTTTTTTATAAGCATAAAAAAATATATTTTATAAAAAAATAATTTAGAAGTTTTTTTTGTTAGCCATATATATATAAAAATGGCTAACAAAATTACATCAAATACATCCAAACATTTTATTTGTGAAAATTGTGACTTTAAATGTATTAAAAAAGGTGATTATAATAGACATTTATTAACAGCAAAACATGCAAGGCTAACAAAGACTAACCAAATTACATCAAATGAAAATATAATTTTAAAATGTGAATGTAGTAAAGAATTTAAACATAAATCAAGTTTATCAAAGCATAAAAAGACCTGTAATTTTCTAAAAATTAATAATACAGATTTAATACAAATAGAAAGTAATAAACAAATAACAGAATTAAAAGAAGATAATAAAGAACTAAAAATTATGATAAAAGAACTTATAAAAGAAAATGCAAAACAGCAACAACAAATAGGAGAATTAATACCTAAAATTGGTAATACTACAAATAATAATACACAAAATAATAAATTTAATATTCAAGTATTTTTAAATGAAAAATGTAAAGATGCTATTAATATGACTGATTTTATAAAATCAATACAAGTAAGCATAGAACAATTAGATTTTACAAAGCAAAATGGATTAGCAAATGGATTAAGTAAAACAATAATGGATAATATGAATAAATTAAGTGTATTTGAAAGACCAATGCATTGTACGGATGTTAAACGTGAAACACTATATATAAAAGATGAAAATGAATGGATTAAGGATGCTTCAAAAGAAAAAATTAAAAAAGCAATAAATAAAGCATCTGGAAAAAATTATAATGCATTACAAGATTGGAAAAATGAAAACCCAGACTTTATGACAAATGATTCAAAAACAGATTATTTTACAAAAACAATAAGTACAATAGGAAAACCAACAAATACTATAGATGATAAAGTAATAAAAAATTTATGTAAAGAAACATATGTAAAAAATGTAGAAGATTAATGGCGAAAGTTCTTTAAGTTAATTTTATTAATATTTATAAAACTATTAATAAAATTTTTAGGAAGGATTATAAGGAAACCTAGGTTTCTTTATTATAATCTATTTTTATTTTTTTTAATTTTGTCTAATATTTTTTGAATTTTGGTTAAAGGTTTTTTTTGACTTTTTTTATTAGGTTTTTTATTTTGTTTATTGTGTTTATTTTTTTCTGTTTTAACTTTTTTTGTTTCTGTTTTTTCTTTTTCTTTTTCTTTATATTTTTCTATATCTGCTGGAATATAACGTAAAAAATTTTCTTGATATTCTATACTTCCTTTTTTTACTCCTTTATCAAATAATTCTTTATATTTTTTGGCTTTATTTGATCTAATATCTTCAAGTGTTTCTTGTTTACCATAACAATTAATAGTAAATCTTCTTAATAATCCTTTTTGTTGTAATCTATTTTTAAGTTGTACTCTAAATAAATATTCTGACATACATAATAATCTATTTACATCAAAATGTGGTCTATTAGCATATATAAATACTAAATAAAAACTCAATATTGTATCAATGGTTGCAACTTTTATTTTTTGATTATTAATATATATATTATTATAACTATGACATGAATTTGCTTTATAGATGAGTGCTATAGTATCTTTGTTTACAACTATTTCATAATGTTCATCAATATATTCACCAATTGCTCCCTTTTTATTTATTTTAACATCTTTAAAACCTTCATAATCTAATTGTTCTTTTAAAATTATTGCTGATTCATGTGGTTCTTCACTTAAAACATCAAAATCTGGAATGGTATCAATAATTTTTTTTTCTTTTTTTGGCATATATTTTCCATATAAACTAGAAGCATAACCTCCGAAAAATACTAATCCTTGATTAATAAAACTATCTCTAGTTATATCATAAATTTTATTTCGTTCATCTATAGGACCTTCATAAAATCTTTGAAAATCTTGTTTACTACACATTGTTCCTTTTAATGGATAATTTTTATTTAATAAAATTAAACGTTTTAAAACTTTTTCCCATCGGGATACATCTCCCATAGGTCTTGATAATTCTTGGTATGCACCCATTCTTAATAAATTGGGAGGAGCATATGAAATACCATTTACTTTTATACATTCTTTATAAATATTATTAAATAGATTTTTTTCCATATATGTAATGTCTGCAATTGGAATAAAATTTACAAAAACTTTATATGTTCCTTTATGTATTCCAGTTTTTGCCTCAACTTCTTTATAACCTGCATTATAATAAATATCCGCCAATTTTTTTACATATTCTAATGCAAATGGTGAATAAAAATCATAATCCGGAACCTCAATATCTCTATTATAAAAACGATATTGTTCTGGTAATATATTATTTATAGCAGTTCCTCCATAACAAAATGCTTTATGTGTTCTTAAAAAATGTTCTAACATAGATATTAATTTTTTTATGTCTTCAGATTGTGCAATTTTTCTTCCACTTAGTGCAGAAGCATTATCTACGGATGATCTTAAAATTTCTAGTTCTTTTTCTTCAAAACTAGTTTTATACATAATATAATTATTATATATATTGGTATAAAATAATTATATTAATTTTATAAAATTTTTATAATTAATGAATTATAAAAATATATTTTAATTATGTATATTTATTAACCACCCCTGGCGTTACTAACAGATCCAGTTTGAACGGCTTCTTGTTCTGTAGGTATATCTGAAAAAATTGTTTCACCATTGCTATAATCAGTATTTGTACCTTGTGGTAATAATAATTTATTGGGTTTTTGAATAAATGAAAATCCTCCTTGATTTTTAAAATAATTAAAATAACCTGCTAATTTTGAATCAAAATTTTGAAATTTCATTGCAATAAAATGACAACCTTGATATAACGGTATAGTAAAATCAAAGTTATCTAATTTGTTATTTAAATTAGGTAAAACCATAAAAAATTTATTTTTTGTCTGACTAGCTATTAAAGAGTTTTGATTTTTACCATTTGCTTCTATTGTTTCAAAACGAAATAATGAAAAATATTCACTATTTGATAACATATTTGTATATTTTCCTAATTCATTGTCTCTTATATAATTATTATTTTTACAATAACATATAATTATTATTTTTTGAGAAAAATCTTTAATATTTGTTTCTAAATAATAAGTACCATTATAATTTACACTACTAACTACATTATTAATAAAATGTTCGCTATTATTAGGATTAGAATCATATAAAATTCTTTTTATTGAATTACCCATTTCATTAAATATTGTTTTGTTTTCACTCATAATTCTAAAATGTAAATATAAAGGATCAAGATGACATTTTGTATATTGTTCATCAAATGCTTGTAATTTTATTGTATTTAAGATATTATCAAAATCAATATAATTATAAGTTTCTTTAATAAAATTATTATTTGCAGTAGATGCAGCAATAATAGGTTTATTATTTAATGAATAAATTTCAAAATCTAAACATCTAGCACCTTGTCTTATACATGCTTTTAAGGCACATTCAGAAACAAAATTATTTTTATAGCCTTCTATACAACAACAATTATATGCTGTTTTAATATAAAAATTTCTAGGTAATGCATTTTTAGATGGATCTACTTGTTTTGTTAAATCATATATTTCTTTTCCATCTATTTTTTTAGTTGTCCCACCATTATTTATATTTTGCATAAATGTAGTAGTTATATAAGGATTTGTTTCAGAATATAAATTATCTAAACTATTGCATGCTTTATCTTGTATAATTAATTTTGAATATATCCAACTAATTAAAGAAAATAAAATAAAAAAAACAATAACAAATGTTATTATAATATAATTTTGTTCAGATTCCATTAATTTATTTATACTATTATTTGTATAATCTAAAATATTATTAAAACTTTCTTTTATTTGACTCATAAATATAATTAATATAATAAAATATTTTAATTATATTTTTTAATACTAAAAATAAAGAAATTAAAATTATAATATTAAAATAAATATAATTACTAATATTAATGGCAGGCGGATTGCTTAATTTAATTGCTATAGGAAATCAAAACATAATATTAACTGGAAATCCAACTAAATCATTTTTTAAAACAAAATATTCAAAATATACTAATTTTGGTATGCAAAAATTTCGGATTGATCAGACAGGTCAAACAAACATAGATTTAACAAAAGAAACAAAATATAGATTTAAAATAGCACGGTATGGAGATTTACTCATGGATACTTTTTTAGTAGTTACTTTACCAAACATATGGAGTCCAATTTATAAATATACAAATTTAGATTTACCGGGTAGATCAAATGATTTTTTTGAATATCGTCCATATGAATTTCAATGGATAAAAAATATAGGTAGTCAAATAATTAAAGAAGTACAGTTTACAATTGGAGGTCATTTAATTCAAAAATATTCTGGTTCATATATTCAAAATATAGTTGAAAGAGATTTTGATAACAATAAAAAAAATTTATTTAATGTTATGACAGGAAATACAAAAGAATTAAATGATCCTGCTAATTATGCAAATAGAAATAATAATTATCCAAATGCATTCAATCCTGACAATACAGATATTAGTGGAATAGAACCATCTATTCCCGAAACTCAAATATATATTCCTATAAATAGTTGGTATTCTATGATATCAACTATGGCATTTCCTTTAATATGTTTACAATATTCTGAATTTGAAATAGAATTTATATTAAATCCTATTGAAAAATTATTTACAATAAAAGATGTAATATATGATTTTAGTAATAATAATTTAAATATAATACCAAAAACATATGATAATTTACCAAGAATTAAACCTTTGTCAAATAAAAATGAAGTTTATTCGTTTTATAAATTTATTCAACCACCAGCGGTGAGAGATATTTGTAATAATTACATTTATGAAAATAAATTAAATAATATTAATCCAGATATTCATTTAATAACTACTCAATGTTTTTTAGATAATGAAGAAAGAACATTATTTGCAAATAATATTCAAGAATATTTAATAAAAATAGTTTATGAATATCCATTTGATATTAAACAACAGTCTGGAAAAGTTAAATTAGAAAGTAATGGTTTGGTTTCAAATTGGATGTGGTATTTTCAAAGAAGCGATGTAGAAGATAGAAATGAATGGTGTAATTATACTAACTGGCCATATGAAAATAAAATACCAAATAGTTTGAAAGAATTAAAAAATGAATTAAATTTAGAAAATATTTATTATCCATATTTAGAAAATTATGTTTTAGATAGTAGTAAAAATATTTATTATACTGGTTATACTCCAAATACAAATGAACAACAAAATCATAAAGATATATTAAAAAATTTTGCAATAATTGTGGATGGGGCATATAGAGAAAAAGAGTTTCCTAGTGGAATATATGATAAAATAGAAAAATATAATAAAACATTAGGAAATGTAAAAGAAGGATTATATAATTATAATTTTTCTTTATATAATGATCCATATAAAATACAGCCGAGCGGAGCATTTAATACAAATAAATTTAAAACAATTGAATTTGAATATAATTTAGTATCAAATCCTCCTTTTGATTTAAGTAGTGTATATTTTTCTACAATTTGTGATCCAGAAACAGGAGAAATTATAGCAACATCAAAAGATCCAGGTACAATATACAAATATAATTATAAATTACATATTTATGAAGAACGTTATAATATATTAAAATTTCAATCTGGAATAGCAGATTTAATATATTCGAGATAATTAATACTATATAATAATAATGTAATTAACAATAATATTATAGAATTATTTTAAAAAGAAATAATGAATATAAAAAAATACAAACAAAAATTTTAAGAAAAAAATTAGAATACTAAATTAGTAGTTCTAATAATTTTAATATATCTAAATATACAATAATTATTTTACTTTTATTTTAGGAACTTTTCGTGTTCCATAACCATTTTTAATTTTAGATTTTTTTGCTAATTTTAATGCTTTTGAATTATCTAAACAACCATCTTTCAATATATTAAAATCTACGGCTGCTGCTTTTCCTCCACTAATAGCAGATGCCAACCGTGCTATTCCCCAACTATATTCTGTTTGATTTGGACGCGATCCAGATGAATAATATGCTGCTTGTCCTTTTTTAACAATTTTATTAAGAGCACTTATTGAACATCTAGTTTTTTTTGCCAATTCTTTATTAACAACAATATTATTTACTTTATATATTTTTTTAGCATTTAGAATATGTTGTGATTTTTTATTTTTAAATGAAACAATAGGTTTTCTATGTATATAGATTCCTTTTTTATATGCTTCTCTTGATTTTTTAAGTTGTTTTGTTTGTTTTATTTTATCTTTTTTTGTAAGACGTTTTGGTAAATATTTTATAGGAATATTCATAATTTTATTAATATATATATAAATAATAAAATTATGAAAGAAAAAATATTAAAATTTGAGAAATCCAAAGTAAAAGGAAAAAAATATACTGCATTTATTAAAAATAAAAAAACAAAGAAAATAAGAAAAATACATTTTGGTGCGTTAGATTATTCACAATATAAAGATCGTACACCATTAAAATTATATGCATATAAAAATCATAAAACACGTCGTCGTATGCAAAATTATTATTCTCGACATTCTGGTAAAAAAAATCGCAATGAAGCAATTAAATTAGAGAAAAATAAAGCAAATGGGTATTATAATGCCAAAATATTAAGTCATATATATTTATGGTAAATATTAAAATATTAAAATATTAAACATTAAATAAAGTCATTTTTTTTTTATTTACAGTACTTATATGGAGCACAAGATGAACGCATAGTAAATCCTTTTATTTTTTTTAAGCAGCGTTTTTTTGTAAAGCGACGTGGGAGATTAAAAACTTTCCCATCTTTGCGTTTACATTTTTTTGCTTTTTTTCCAGTTTTACAACAATCTCTCATAATTTATATTTTAAAAATAAAAAAATTATAAATTAATTATAAAAACATGTATTTATAATTTAAATATCATTTGTCTTCTTTCTTTAAAAGTTTTTGATTTACTTCGTTTACCTAAAAATTCAAAATATTTTTTACTTAAATTATATCTTTCTCTCACATGTTTTGCTTTTTTATAAAGGGTTTTTTTATGTTTTAACATTGCTTCCATTCGTACTTTCATAATCATACCAACTTGCCATATACGTTTATGTGGATATTTTTTTGTTTTATATAATCTCTCTAATTTTTTTATAGTTTTTTTTATATCATTAACATTAGAATATTTAATACTAATAGTATCTCTCGGATTTTTATCAATATATACATCAAATGATTTTTTTGGATCACTTGGGTTATATAAGAATTGTTTTTTATGGGTAGTCTTGACCATCCCACCACATATTTTCTTAGTTTTTCCGAGATTATATTTTTTATCGATATAAATCATATCTTGTGTTAAATTTTTACAACCTTTTTTATCTTTATTTTTGCGATACATTCGTAAAACATTGAATCTTGCTTTTTTCATTTTTGCAGCTTCTCTCATTTTTTTATATGTTTTATTTTTTTTATGTATACCTTCTTCTATTGCCAAAATTCTTTTATATTGGGGATCATATAATTTATAAATATGTTTTTTATTTTCTTTTGAAAGATGTCTCAATTTTGGTAAATATTTATTATTAATCATTATATAATAAATATATAATAAATATATAATTATAATTTTGGATTTTTTTTTGTTATAACTATAAAATAATATTCATAAAATGTTTTATTTAATACTATTTTTAAAAATATTAAATATATAAAAAATAATAATAAACTGTAAAATGCATTTTCTATATTTATTAATTTATTTTTATCAATATTAAAATGTTTATATGCAACAAATAAAAATAATAAAAATTCAAATATTGTTACACTATATTTATTTGGATTATAATTAGGTTTATAAATTAAATTTATATATATACTGAATATTAGAGAAAAAAATGTTAAATATAACGTAGAAAAATAAGAAAAATTTATTAAATATAAAAAACTCAAAATCCATATCCATAAACAAAAAATAAATAATCTTTCATATGCAAATTGAAACATCTTTTATATTTAAGAAATAATATTTTAATTAATTTATTTTCATTATACAAAATAAATTAATTAAAATATTAATATTATAAAAATCATATAATTCATTTTCAAATATAATTTCATTACGATATTCTATATTTTTATTATTGTAAAAATCATATAATTCATTTTGAAATATAACCGCAACACGATATTCTATATTTTTATTATTGTAAAAATCATTTATTTCATTTTCAAAAATCAATTCATCACGATATTCAATAATCATATTAATAATTAAATATTGTATATTATTTATTAATCAATTTTTATAAAAAAGTAATAAATTGTAATTAATAATGTATAAATATAATATATAATATATTCATGGGTGATCAAATTAATCTAATTAAAGAAAATATTAAAGATTATATTAATGAAAATAATGAAAATTTAGTTATTATTGAAAATGATTTAAAAAAAATAGAATTAATAGAAGAAATAATTAAAAATAAAGCGGCAAAAAAAATCCAAAGAACTTTTAAAAAATTTAAAGAAAGAAAGCAACAAAAAAAAGCTTCAACAAAAATATCTAAAGCATATAGAGAAAAGTTATCACTTGTTATATTAAATAAACAAATCGGAGATATATTATGTAATGAGATAAAAGGAGGAAATGAAAAATATAGACAAGATATAAAAAATTTATTAAATCAAAATAAAACACCTAAAAAATTAAGTAATATGTATTTTTATTATTGTAAATTTGGTAAAAAAATATTAGGCTATTATGAAAAAGCAAAAGACCCAAAATTAAAATCTATAATAGAAGAAATAATTGGTTGTGTATTTGTAAACACTAGTTTTAGATCAACAAATTTTAATAATATTAAATTTGAAAATACTAGATTTTTAAATATTTCAAATATTAAAATATCAACAAATAATTATTATAATTTTTTACAAAGAAATAATGCATATAAAAGTATAAAAAAAACTCATAAAACGGATGATATATTAGAATTTGATAATGCTGAGTTTATTGGATCTACATTCAAATATTGTATATTTATAAATATAAATTTTGTAAATAATTCTTTTGGATTAAATGAAAATTTAGACCCAGTTTTTAACAATTGTAAATTTATAAATGGTAGAATTAGTTTTCCACTTGTTTTTAATAATACAAAAAAACCTGTAGATATACAAAATATAAAACATTCTAAATTAATTCAATATCCGATTATAAGAGAAATATTAAAAATTGGAAAAAATGGAGAATATATATATGTTAATGGATTACAAAAATTTATACCAAATATAATATTTGAAAATTCATATTTTTTAAATATAGACTTTATTAGTAAAGAAGATTTTAGAGATGAAGGTTATTTATATAAAAATTGTATTTTTAATAAAGCACAGTTTATGAATATTAATTTTATAAAAAATAATTTTGTTGATTGTACTTTTAATAATGTTAAATTTTATAATTGCAAATCTTTTAGTTTATATTTTTTAAATTGTAAATTTTATAATTGTCATTTTATAAAATCCGATTTTGGTAATCAAGGAATTACAGAATTTAATAATTGTAAAATAATTGGTTGTGAATTTCAAGGTGGTATATGGCATAATTGGTTAAATCCTATTTGTACAACAATAATAGATTCTAATACTAAAATCAATGAATGTATATTTATACGTTTACCATTAATAAGTTTTAAATTTAATAATAATTCTGATGATGATTCAAAACAAGATAACAAAATAATGGATATGAGAAAAAATGATTTTGTATGTTGTCATATGTTAGGTACAAATTTTGATAACTGTAATTTAGAAGGATCCAAATTTTCTGCTCGAACAACATGTATAAGTTATTTTAACTGGTTTGGTAGTATATATAAAATAAATCCAACCAAACCAAAATTTGGAAATAATATAAATGAAGAATTTAAAAAGTTATGTGGAAGTGAAGAAAATTTTGATAAATTTTTATTAGAGTTTCAAGGTATAAAAAAACAAAATAAATTAGATAGATTAGGTATTCAACAATATTTACGAATGCGTTATAACGAATATAATTCATTAAATATTGATGTAAATAAATTAAGAGCAAAAACAAATATAAATCCATACGATTATATTGAAGTTCCAATGCATGGATTTTATCAAATTGTACCTTCCACTTCAATGTTTAATAGTAATATAAAAAATTGTAATTTTCAAAGTATTGATGGATTTCAAAGTTTTGATTTTACACAAGTAATGAAAAACGAAAAAGGTAATCCTGATCTAACAGCAACAAATTTAACACATGTGCGTTTAGAAAATGCTAATTTTTATGGATGTAATTTAATAGGTACTGTTTTTCAAGTTGCAGATATTAAAGGAGCAGACTTTAGGAATACTATTGTTAATAATAATACAGATTTTGAAAATACAATGAATACAGAATTAGTACCATATCAAAAAGAGGAAAATGATAGAAATGGTGTACTAGTTAGAAGATATGTAGAAGGTAGTGAAAATACAGATACAAATAGAGAATTAGAGTTTTCACGTCTTCAACAACAAGCAAATGAAACGCATGCACGTTCAGAACATATTATAAATAATAGAGATAAATTTTTTGATTTTTTAAATGATATAAAATTAGATGAAAATTTAAAAAATAATGATAATGATAATGATGAAGAAATTAAGAAATTTTTAGATATATGTTTGGATTATAGTAATAAAATAATACAAAATAAAACATTAGATGTAAATAATAAAAATTATATTAAAGATAATTTTGTGAATAAATTATGTGATTACATTTCTATTAAATTACATTTTACAGATAATGAGAAAAATAATTTAGAAAATAGTTTAAGAAGAATATTTTCAGATGCATTTTTAGAATTGTTAGTATCTTATAAACCACCTGGTTGGTGTTGGTTACAATTAGTAACATTATCTCTCAAATTTTTAATTTCAAATACTGAAATGTATATTTTTATGTTTATACAATATTATTTTAATGAAGTTTTTAATGCACATGGACAAGGTAGTGAAAGTTGTACTTTGGGTATGGTTGAAAGATTAGTTTTAAATCATTCACAAACATCAGAAGGATATTTAATGACTTTAAAAATGGATTCAGATGAATTAAAAAGTTTATCAGATAATACAATAAATTCAATAAAAAAATATAATCCAGCTAATGAATCTGTAAAAGATAGTAAAATAGATAAAGAATTTATTAATAAATTTAATAATCCAGATAATGTTCAATATTATCATCATAAATACACTTATAATAAATTAATTAATATATTAAAACCTAATTCACAATTACCTGAAAATAAAAATGAAGATTTAGGATTTGATTTTGATTATAACATATCCAAAGAAATGAGAGATGAATGTAGCAAATATATTAAAGATAAAATTGACAAAGAAGAGATTTCAACAATAGATCAAATTTGTGAAGTGTTTGTTAAACATATGCAAACATTAATTATACGCAATAATGATGTTTCTGACGAAAAAAGATCAAATTATGAAAAAGATGAAAATTTTAAAAAATTATTTAAAAAAAAATTAGATGCTATTAAAGAACACTTAGAAAAAACAGAAATAGAGTTTTTAAAAATGGATATTGTTATAATGTGTGGTGAAGAATTTACATTAGAAGATATATCTAAATACTTTGATCCAGATTTGGAACAAATGGGTGGTTTAAAACATAAAAAAAATAAGCTGTCAAGAAAAGCAAAAGGTCACTCTGCTCCAATACGTAATAATTCATTAACTACAAAAACATTGAGAAGAACAAAAAGTGAACCAATATTTAGAAATAAAAAAAATATATATAGCTTAGATAAAGTAATTATAAAAAAATTAAAAGAATTAGATGATGATAAATTTAAAAAAATTTTTAATAAATATATAAATAATAAACCAATAAGAAAAGTTAAGTCATTAACCATGGATAATAGAAGAAAATTATCTTCAAATAATAAAGTAACAAGAAAAGCTAAATCATTAACATTGGATTCTAAAGTAAAAGTAGATTTAGAATTACCAATAACTAAATATCAAGAAATAAGTTTAAAAAATATGAATATACAAGATAAACCATATAAAAATGCAATTAAAAAATATTATTTAGAAATGATGGATAATTATGTAAAAAAAATAGAAACTATGTCTATTTCCAATAATATAGAATACAAAATGAATTATGAAAAAAAACCTAAATCAAAATCTAAATCAAAATCTAAATCATCAACTAGTCCAGACAATGTGATAAAATTAGAATTAAATTTATAAAATTTTTTTATGAAAAATAATATAAAAAAATTTTATAAATTATGTTTTAAATTCGCTATAATATGCAGAAGGTCCACAATCTTTAAATTTATCATTTCCTGTTATACTTGGTTGACATTCATATTCATTATTTGGTTTATTTTCATAAACAAAAAAAGTAGATTCTTTTGTTTCTAATCCATCATTATCAAATACTAATTGTTGATTTAATGCATGTGTTCTTGGTCCTAACATATTTGCCATTTGTTTTTCATAAAATCCGTTTATTGCTCGTAAATACTGGTTAATAACACCTGTTGGAGCAGTTCCACCAATATCCACATTTTCAAGATGTCTAAATTCTGCAGAAAGATCTATAATATCTCCATATTTATTAGATTGTAAATCTTGTTGTGTAGAATAAGATGCATCTTCAGAAACACCAAATGCATTTTCACGTCCCAAAGAAAATAAATTTCTAGAAAAATCATTATTATTAAAGTTCATATCTTTGTTATCACTTACATCACCAAAACAATTCAAAAATTCATCTTCATTTAGTATATAAGATTGAACATTTGCACTTGAAGGGGGTGAAATTTCTTGTAATTCATTATTATATGGAGTATAATTATAATCAATATATTCAATTAATGGATTTCCACATGAATCAATATATATATTTGATAAATCTTGTTGTATTCTTCTGAATACAGTATCAAAATCATTACGTATAGGATTTAAATTTTTAAGTTCATCATTTAATTCATTTATTTTTTTTAAAATTTCACCACTAACTCCTGTTTCAAAACGGGTTTTTGTTATTTTACTACCATTTTCAAAAACTGTATAATTAATTCCTTTCTTTTCCATTGGAAGAGAAAGCATTTTTTGAGCATCTAATAATTCTTGAACACTTTGTATTCTATCATTAGTATCACTTGAATTTGGTAATAATTTTGGATCTGCTAAAACATGTCCACTACTTGAAATATTTCTTTTAAATAACATTCCAGACATATCATTATTTTTATAGTTATTACATATAGATCTAACATTAAAATAAGAATCAGGAAATATATCTAAAATATCTGTATCAAATATAGTAGTTTCACCTTTTATAGAATCCATATATTCATTAATGTTTTTATTAATAATGTTACATGTAGTATTTAAATCAGAAACAAAATTAATAGATTGAAAATTTGAAATTTCATTATTTAACCATTGTCCAGAACAACAAGTAATATCAATAATTTCACCGGATTCATTTCTATTATCAATAATATTTTTAAAATTACATTTTTGTTCATAAGGACAAAAAATATAGTTTGTATCAATAAATGATAAATCAGGTAGTTTTTTATTATTACTACCTGAAAGATATGTAGTAAGTGTATCACTATTATTATATATATCTAAATTATTACCTGAGAATTCATATAATTTTACACAATTTCCACTGGAAGGCATTATTTGACAATTAGAACAATCTTTTGATTCTGCAAATGCTTCAATTGTTGTTAATGAAGAAATATATAAAATATAAATGCACAAAATAACAATAAATGCAAGTAATAAAAATTTTAATATATTTTTTGTAGAATTTATATTTAAATTTATATTGAATAATTTCATAATTAATATAATATTATAAAATAATATATTAATAATATTTTTATTAAAAATAAAATTACTTTACTAAACTCGAATTAAATTGATTATTAACTAAAATAAATTTACAATTTTCTTCAAGATCTATAATATTTTTTGAATTAGTATAAGTGCATGTGCTTCTAAGCCCACCTAAATAATTTTGAATAGTATTTTCAAGAGATCCTTTATATTTAATTTTAATTTCTCTTCCTTCGGATGATCTATAATGTGTATTATTATTTGTTGCATAATTATTTTTCATAGCGTAACTAGAACTCATTCCATAAAAAAATTTAAATTTTTCACCAGTCTTTTCATCAACTATTAATTCTCCAGGATTTTCATCATGGCCGGCAAATATTCCACCAATCATTACAAAATCGGCACCACCACCAAATGCTTTACCTAAGTCACCTGGACATGTTATACCACCATCACTGATAATATAACAACCTGAATTTTTTACAGATTCACTACATTCAAGAACACAGCTGAATTGTGGCATACCAATTCCAGTTTGAATTCGAGTTGTACAGGCTGATCCGCCTCCAATACCTGCCTTAATTATATCAACACCGCATGATATAAGATCTAAAACACCTTCTTTTGTTGTAATATTTCCAGCAACAATTATTTTATTTGGATATAAATTTCTTATTTTTTTACAAAAACTTTTTAAATTTTCTATATATCCATTTGCCACATCAATACAAATAAATTTTACATCAAATTCTGTATTACTTAAAATAGTAATAAGATTTTCATAGTCAGAATCACCAATACCAGTAGAGATCATAAAATAATTTGGATCTAATTTAGTATTTTTATTATATTCAATCAAATCTTGTAATTTATAAAATTTATGAAGAGCAGTAATAATCTTATATTTACTTAAAACACTATAAACTTCTAATGTACCTACAGATGTCATATTTGCTGCAATAATTGGAATTCCAGTCCAAGTAATATTATTTTTAAAAGTAATCGTTTTTTCTAGATTAACTTCAGAACGTGAATTAAGTTTGGATGATTTAGGCAATATAAGAACATCATTAAAGTCAAAATATTTTTCATTATTTACAAATTTATTATTATAATTCATGAAATAAAATATAATATTATTTTTAATTAATTATTTAAATAATATTAATTTATATTAATTTATTATAGTTGTATATATTAATTATTGCAATGTCTATTAGAAATATATTTGCAGAACAATTAAATGTTGATTCTATTGAAAGTGTAAAACATTGTCCATCATCATTAATGAAATATATTGAAGATGAAAATGGAAATATTATTACAAAACTTACTAATGATGTAATTACTATAAGTGGAGATAGATATTCAGATTTTTCATTTGATGATGTACCAATTTGTGATCCAAATTTCTTTACAAGTGAAAATACAGAAGGATGTTGTAAAAAACAAGGAAACGCATCGGAAGAATATAAAGATCACAATATGGGTTATAAATATTTATTTAAACCTTTATATACGAGTGCAGATATTAGAAGAGATGTTTCATATAATATATATCATAAACAACCAGTTCAAACATTATTTTCTTTTTTAGATGATCCAAATAAAATTACAAAATTTTTTAAATTAATATTTGCTAGTAGTTTTTTATTAATGTTATTGGCAATATTAGGAAGTTGTTATGAATTTTGGTTAAGATATGGTAATTCCATTGATTGTTTATATTATATAGGTAAATGTAAAAATATTGGAGATGAATCAAAAAGTGGAGAAGCAGGTAAAGTAAATTTAATAGATTATGTATTTCCAAATTCAATAACTTATTACCCATATCAAAAATGTGAAACTAATAAACAATCAGGTGGAAATAAACAAAAAGGAGGTGGTTTAATGGATTCATTAGATGAAAAACAAAGAGAAGGATTTCACAGTAATTATATTTCATATAAAAAAATAAATGGAAATACAACAAAATGTATAACATTAAATAATGATGATTTTAATACATCAGGAAGACCTTTTCCTTATAATATAGCAGATTTTGACATAGAAAGCAAAGGTATAAAAATAATATTAAAATTCATTTGTTTCTTATTTTTATTTCCAGTTTTAATTACCAGAATTATATTAAATAAATGTTTAACATATTTATCATCTGGATATCAAACAAATGTAAGAAATAATGTTATTATAAGCAATATAATTTTTGCATTATTTATAGGAGCAATTCCATTAAATTTAGGAGGGATAACTTTATTATCAGGTATAGTTAGTTTGATAGGAATTATTACTCCATCAATAGGTGCTGTTGGAGCATTAATTTTAATTTTATTTCCAGAAAGAATAAAAGATTTTAAAAGGGTTTTAGAAAATTATAATGATGGAGAAGTTTCTACAGATTATTATAAGGTTTTAAAATTATTTGAACCAGATGGCTATTTTTATACTATATCAAATGTTACAGAATTAAAAGAAAAAGTTAAAAAAATTTTAGTAAATATTTTATCTATTATTCCATTTATAATATGTATTTCTATTGGTGTAGGATTAGGCTCTATTTCAAATTTAATAGCGACAATTTATATGACATTATCAACAATATTTAATTTTTTCTATATTCCTTTTCAAAATTCTTTAGAATTATTGGATATATTAAAAGATCATTCTAGTTTATTAACAATTTTATTATGTTTAACAGTTGTAGCGTCATCATCATTTGCATTAGATGGTACAACAACATCAATTATGAGTTCATTAGTTGCCATATTAATTTTATATAAAGTTTTAACATATAATAAATAAATATTCATATTAAAAATATATAAATATTTATTGTTAATTATATCAATGGGAAAAAAAAATAAAAATAAAAACAAAGAATTACCTTTTGTAAGTATTTGTACTCCAACTTTTAATAGACGTCCATTTTGGCCATATACAATTAAATGTTTTGAACATCAAGATTATCCAAAAGATAAAATAGAATGGATTATTATTGATGATGGAAGTGATTTAATTGAAGATTTAGTTAAAGATATTCCACAAGTTAAATATTTTAAATATGATACAAAAATGCCACTTGGAAAAAAAAGGAATTTAATGCATGAAAAATCGAAAGGAGATATTTTAGTATATATGGATGATGATGATTATTATCCTCCACAAAGAGTATCCCATGCTGTAAATATGTTACAATCACATCCAAATGCTTTATGTGCTGGTGCAAGTGAAATATATATTTGGTTTAAACATATTCAAAAAATGTATCAATTTGGTCCATATGGTCCCAATCATGCGACAGCGGGTACATTTGCATTTAAACGAGAATTATTAAAAGATCATAAATATGAAGAACATGCTGCATTAGCAGAAGAAAAAGCATTTTTAAAAAATTATAGTGTTCCATTTGTTCAATTAGAACCAAAAAAAACAATTTTAGTATTTTCACATATTCATAATACTTTTGATAAAAAAAAATTATTAGATAATGGTGAAAATCAATTTCAAAAAACATCATCACGAACTGTAGATGAATTTGTAAAAGAACCAGAATTAAAAGAATTTTATATGGAAATTATAGATAAATTATTGGAAGATTATAAACCAGGAGATCCATCTAATAAACCAGATGTATTAAAACAAATAAAAGAAATTGAAGAACAACGTAAACAAATGGCACAACAAAATCAACAAGGAAATGGACAAATTATATTAAATCAAGATGGAAAACAGATAGCATTAAATAATCAACAAATAGTTCAAATTATGCAAAAACAACAACAACAACTCCAAGAATTAACAAAATTATTGGTAGAAAAAGATAAAATGATTATTATGAAAGATCATGAATTAATGGAATTAAAAGAAAAATTATCAAATTTAGAAGTTAATTAATATTTTACAATAAATAATAATATTTTTAGTAACATTATTTATTATATTTATAGATTATAATAAATAATGTTAACTTCTTCAATGTGTGGTCCAGCAATTTTGTATATAGGATTTAGTTTAATTCAAATAATTATTGATTTATATAAGAATTTATTTAGTTCTGCATTTATTAAAATGATAGTTATGTTAATATTAGCATTAACAATAAATGTATTATGTGAAATGGGTTTACATGTTATTGCTTGGTTTTTAGTATTTATTCCAATTATTATGATGACAATAATATCTACATTATTATTAAAAACATTTGGAACAGATCCTAGTTCGAAGTATTTAAAATCTCAAGTAGTAAACGAAAATGATATAAATAAAAAATCTCCTATTCTTTCAGAAGAAGATAATTATGAAAGAATAGATAGAGATAAAAAACGAAAATTATTTTATGATAAAATAGAAGAAGTTTATGATTTATCTAGTAATAAAGAAGATTTATATGATCTATCAAATAATAAAGAAAAATATTTTATAAGTAATTTATTTTTAAATAATTTCTTTATAGATTCTATAAATAATTTAAGTAATAGATTTAAAAATTTTGGTTCTAATATGATAAATCCATTAAATAGTTATAATAGTTTAAATTATAATTCACCCCATATTAATTCATTACCAATGACATCTAGTTTTGAAATAAGACCTGATAATATGAATGGTACTGATTTTGAATCATATGAAAAACTTTATAATGATAATTATAAATTAGATGGAAAAAGTTTATTTGATTTTGAAAATAGAAGAAAAATGGAAATAAAATATCCAAATGATACTAAAGAACAAATTGATATAAAAATAGAAGATAAATGGAATAAATTGAGTGCAGCAGAGCAAAATGCATATAATAAAACAGGATTAACTAATGAAAATAAATCGAATTATAATCCATATGATTTATCTAGATATAGAAGTCCTTTAATTCAAATGAATTATAATAATAAAAAATATACACAGTCATATGAACCATGTCCACCAGGAAAAGAAAGAAATAGTTTAAATATGTGTGTATTGCCATGTCCAATTGGTGAAGAAAGAATTATGGGAATTGGTTGTAAGACAATTTGTAATAATAATCAAAAAAGACAAAGTGATGGTACATGTATATAAATAATATATATTTTTAATAAAAATATAAATAATTATATAATAATATAAATATAAAAATTTATATTATTAATAAATATATGAATAAATTAGATGATTCATATACTCTATGGTTACATAATATTTTTGATAATGACTGGAGTATAAATGGTTATAAAAAAATATATACATTTAATACATTGGAAGATGGAATAAGTTTAATAGAAAATATTAATAGTGAATTAGTTGAAAAAACAATGTTATTTTTAATGAAAAATAATATTAAACCAATATGGGAAGATGAAAAAAATTATAAAGGTGGATGTTTTTCATATAAAATAAATAACACATTTGTTTATAATATATGGAAAAATTTAGTTTATAGATTTATTGGTAATACAATAAATGAAGATGAAAATATTGTTGAAAATATAACAGGAGTATCTATTAGTCCAAAAAAAACATATTGTATTATAAAAATATGGATTTCAAATATTGATGAAGAAATAATAAATAATATTAATTTTAAAAATTTTATATTAGAACAATTACAAATAAATGATAAAAATATTGAAGATTTAAAATATAAAGATCCATTTAATTTACATAAATTATGTGATTTAATTGAGCAACAATGTATATTTAAAAAACATAATGTATTATATTAATTTTAATATAACCCATAAAAGAAAAATATTTTAATTTTGATAATATTATTTAATATTATTTAATATTATTTAAAATTTTAATTTAATTACTGGGTGGTAAACATGCCAAACATAATTTTATTTCACCTAAAGACGCTACATTATATTTTACAATTAATGGTTTGTTATTTTTTAAAAAAATTTCAATTTGACTACATAAATTTGTACATTTTATAAAATAAACTAAATTTTTAAGTGAAAACTCTCCTTGAATTATTTCACTATCATTATCTTTTTTAATAAAATGCATACTATTTGAACCAATACTTTCACTTCTTCTAATTTCTGCTTTTGCATATTGTCCAACACATTTAAAAATTAACTCTTCTCCTACTGATTTTAATTCTAATTTATCAGAAATATTTGCAAGATCTCTAATAATTTTTTGAAAATCAGAGGATGGCATATTAATAATAGATGAATAATGTATATCAGGAATATCTAATTGTTCATTTTCTGGTTCTATTAATGTTAATTTTTGAATTTTAGATTGTTTTATGGAACCATTTTCAAATTTTAAACCTAATTCAGAAACAACACCATCTATATAATCTTCATTTTCGATATATATAGTTAAAGTATCATCATTATCTATAGATGTTATTAATTTAAATAAATGAAACATATTAACACCAATTATAATTTTATCATATTTACATTCATAAAATTCAAAATTTTCTGCCTTTAAAAATAAATGAACTAAAATAGTATGGCTTTTATCCATATTAATAATTTTAATTCCTTCTTTTGTAAAAATAATATTTGTATCTAATAAAATATCTTTTAATGCTGTCATTAATATTCTAAAAGGTGCGATTTGAACAGTTTTAATAGTTAATACATTATTTATAGAATCATTATTGGGTTCTATTTCGGCCATTATTATTATTATTGAAATATAGGCTTTAAATAGTTATAATTATTTTATAATTACAATAAAATAATTTATATATTTAATTTAAGTTATATTGAGTATATGAAATTTATAAAATCTTTAATATGTAATTGTTTGTGTATTAATAATTTAAATTGTATTAATTTTCCACGTCAATATTATGGAATAACAAAAATAAAAAAAATATATTATCAAAATAATATTTATTATGATATTTATCAAGATAATATAAATAATATATCATATGATAATATAAAAAAAAAATATATAAAATATAATAGTTTGACTGCTGAACATATTTTTCCACAATCTTATACAAAAAATTATAAAAAAGCAAAATTTGATATGCATAATATATTTTTAACAGAATCAATATTAAATAGTAATCGTTCAAATTATAAATTTAGTGATGAAAAAATTGAATCAATGGAAGATATTTATTTATTAGATTATGACTATTTTTTACAATATAATCAAATATTAAAATATAATAATTTTTATGAAAATGAAATAAATAATTATAAAAATAATAAAAAAAAAATATTTATTCCAAATTTTTATTCAAGAGGTTTAATTGCGCGTTCAGTTGCATATATGGATTTTACTTATAATAATATTGATTTAAATAATGTTATAGAAAAAGAATTACTAATTAAATGGAACTATGAATATCCACCAACATTTATTGAAAAAAAAAAAAATGCAATAATTAATAATTATCAAGGTAATAAAAATATTTTTATAGATAATTATAAATTAATTGATTATATTTATAATAAATAAAATAATTTAAAAGTAATTTTATAATTTTAATTATAAAAAATGGAAAATTTAGAAGTTATTAGTGTTCCAAAAAACTATGCAATTTTAATGGTTAATATTATTGGTGTATGTTCAAAACGGGGTGCATTTTCTGCTGACGAATTTAAACCAGTAGGAGAACTTTTTGATTTTTTAAAAAAAGAACTTAAATTAGATCAAGTAGAAGAATCAAAACAAGAATCAAAACAAGAATCAAAACAAGAATGAAGCAATTAAAATTTATATATAATTAAATAGATCAGAACCCCAACTCCTCAAATATATAAAAATATTATAAAAAATAATATGTTTCAATCATTTCAATATAACTTTTTTTATTATTTTTTGGTATACCAAATAATAATATATATATATTATTTCGTTTAATATATGTTTTTTTATAATAACCAAACATATATTTTATAATAATATTATATTTTATAATTAAATTATTAATTCAATTGGACAATGGTCAGAACCATTAATATCCATTAAAATATTGCATTCTTTTATATTATTTATAAAATGTTTTGAAGTAAGGAAATAGTCAATACCCCAGCCATTACTTTGTCTTCTTTGTGCTTTTAAGAAATTTGACCAATAAGTAGATTTTTGTTTATTGGGATTTAAAATACGAAATACATCAGTTAAATCAATCATTTCTAATAAATATGAAAAATCAATTCGTTCCATATCAAAGAATCCTGCTACTTTATTTTTTTTACTTTTTGGATTACATATATCAATATCTAAATGAGCAACATTCATATCTCCACAAATAATAATATTTTTATTACTATATTTTTCTTTTATTGTAGTAATATAATTTTTAAAATTGTCATTCCAATTAATCCGAAAATGGTATCTTTCACAATCAAATTTTTGTGAATTAGGAACATATACATTTATTAAAATAAAATCTTCAAATTCTAATGTTAAAATTCGACCCTCATTATCCCAATCAGGATATTCAAGATTATTTATGGGTGGACTGGTACACCAAATACTTACACCAGATAATCCTTTTCTTTGTGTAATACCTTTTGTAGAATTCCAAAAACGGTATTGAAATTTTTCTATAAATTTATTATCTAGTTTAACTTGTTCTTCTTCTGCTTTTGTTTCCTGAATACACAAAATATCTATATTATCATTTAAAATAAAGTTTTCAAATTCAGGTTTTTTTAAAATTGCTCTAATACCGGCAACATTATATGATACAATTTTCATTGTTATATATAATAATTATTTGTATTTAGTTATTATATATATTTCTATATCAATTTTATTTATTAATTTTTTCATTAATACTTTCTCTATCATCTATACAATCATAAATTTGTTCTAAATATTGTAATTCACTTACATTTTCATCTATGTTATTAAAATTTATTTTACTATTATCTATATTATTTTTAAAATTTAAATTTTTTTTATAAAATTTATTGAAATCTCTATTTTGTTTATTTGTAATACAAAGATTTTTATAATAAATAAAATCATTTTTTTTTATATTATTTATTAAATTTCTCATATTATAGTAATAAAATTATATTTAAATTTTTAAAGTATATATTTTTATACAATAATATAAAAATATATTCTCTTCAGCCTGATTCGAACAGGCGACCTAAGGATAGCCGTTGGTATAAAAAGTGAAGGATATATATTAGACCAATTACAGTCCTCCGCTCTACCAACTGAGCTATGAAGAGATTATAAAAATAATAATAGTATAATAACTATTATACTATAATTGGTTTATTTCTTTAAATTATTTTTATATTAATCTATATATTTTTAATTTTCAACTGTAATTATTTATATAATATTTTGACGCAAAAAAAGTTAAAATAACAATTACACTATAATCTAAAACTTTAGAAACTGTTGGTATTATTTTTTTTGTAGCAATTAATGAATTTTTTACTATTTGAGAATTATTTTCAAAATTTTTACTTATTGTTTTACTTAAAGTATCATCTTTTTTTTTTGTTTTTTTGAAAAAAACAAAAAGCATATTTTATATATATAAATAATATTTTATATTTTATAAATATATTATTTTATTTAAAAATAATATATAATATATATAATAAATATAATACTATGAATTTATCAAATCCAAATAATTATAATAATAATTATAATGGTAAAGTTAATATAATGGGTCCAAACTTATCTACAAAATTTTCTATGATGGATAAAATTCCAATTAATACAAATACTAATTATCAAAATGTATTAGCAGGAAATTTTGAGAGATCACGATTAAGTGATGCTTTTTTTTCACAAGAAAATATTCAAATAATACAAAATGGTATTCGAAAAGGTGTATATGATAAATCAAATCAAAAAATTAATGTTGATAATCAACCACAAGATGTTGTTGTAACAGTTATGAGATCTATATATTTACAAAATTCAAAAAATTTAGATACTAATATTCCTGGTCAAATTCAAGAATTAAATAATTTAGTTTTAAATTATTGTGTGAATAATGTTTATAATGAGGCAATATCATATTTAAATTATAAAAGAGATTCTAGTACAATGCATATGCCAATGAGTGCTCCTATATATTCAAATAAAACAAATAAAACATTAGAGCAAAAACCATGGTTTTAAAAATATCAATTAGATAAATTTATATTGGGATATTTTTTTTCTAGCATTTGCATTTTATATATATACGAATAAATATTATTTTCTAATCTTTTTATTTCTTCTAGTTTATCTTCACGCTGTGATATTCTTTGAGGATTCCTACGCGTTGATCTATATGCACCTTGACTATCAAGTATATCTAATTCTTCTTTTTTTTTTTCCATAGTTTCTTTATTTTTTTCTATATTTTCTTTATATTTTTTATAGTTTTTTTTGTCTTCTACTAAATTTTTTAATTCTTCTTCATCTTCTAATTCTTTTGTCATAATTTTAACTAATTTAGGTTCATATATTCCAAGACGTTCTTTTACGTAAAATTTAATTTCCTCTTTTAAACCTTTTGCAAATTTTTTATTTTTATATTTTCTAGTTTTAGTTTTATTTTTATTAGTTTTAAATTTATTAGTTTTATTTTTATTAGTTTTAAATTTATTAGTTTTATTTTTATTAGTTTTAAATTTATTAGTTTTATTTTTATTAGTTTTATTTTTATTAGTTTTAAATTTATTAGTTTTATTTTTTTTCATAGTTAATTATATAATAATAAAATATTTTGTAAATAATTAAAAAATATTTTATATATTTTGTTAAGCATAACTATTTAATGATTTGGTATATGGATTACTTTTGAATGCACTTAATAAAGACTCATCCATACGAGCATTATTAAAATTATGATCATATGTTTGTATTCCATTCACTTCTCCCATAAATTCTGTTGAAGGTACTATACTTGGACCTCCTTGAATTACATTACTACGATTATTATTAAATAATGTTTCATCTCTCTTAATTTCACTATTATTATAATTATTAAATAAACTCATATTTCCTTGATTTGGATGCAATTCATATGTTTTATTTACATTATTTTGTTGAGCATATGCAGAATTATATGTACGAATACCTTGTCCGCTTGATCCGGCATTACCTATATGTTCATAATTTGTTGTAGTACGTTGATTATTGTAATTTTGATGTTGAGCAATGTGTGCTGAATTTGAATTATGTCCTTGTGGTTGTAAATTTAAATGATTCATACCAATTTTTCCAGTAGTCATTTCTCTATTTGTTACTTTTGTTTTATCGTTTGAATTAAACATATGTCCGGTTGATGTTAAACCATTAACATTACCAGTTTGGCGTAAATTTCCAATAACATTTTCTTTTCTTGTTGGGTTCAAAATATCTAATAATGGAGCAACTACTGCTTTTGCCATTCCATAAACACCACCAAATGCTACTTCATCTTGATCTGTGGTTCTATTATTTGGTAAAACATTATAATTACCATAATCGCCAGGTTGTGCAGAACCTTTTCCTTCTAATGTAGCATTACTAAAAGGCAATTGTCCTAAACCCTGGCGTTTGGATTCTTCAACTTCTGAATTTACATATGTTGTTTGCCCTTTACCACTTCCACCATAATATTCACGAGTAGTATCTATTCTATTTTCCATAGGTATAACTTGGGTTGGTCTAATTGCAGGTGCTTGTTCTGCTCCAGTAGTTGTAAACCATCGAGTTGGACCAACTTCATGATATTTTTCAGGTAAATGTTTTTCAACTTTTCCAATTTGACCTTGAACTTTTATAGCACTAATTGCAGGACCTTGATGTCCATTTAAATCAAATGTTTGTTTTTGATTATTTGCAACTCTTAAATCGTCTACACTTTTAGGCATCCATGTTTCACGTGCCATCATACCATTATTATATCCGCCCATACCTTCAACTCCACCACTATTAAATCCTTTTTCATTTTGTGATCCATAGCCTAAATTAAGTCCTGGTCCAACTCTTTGTTGTTCCCATAATGTTACATTTGACATTTTCATAGATTCATTCATTCGAGATTGAAAAAAATCACTATTATTTTGCATACCATATTGAGTATTTGTATGTTCATCTGGTTTAAATAAAGGGGCTTGTTCACTTTTACTAAATTGTTGACTTCCAAAACCTTGTTTATTATCTAAAATTGCTTCTGTTGTATTTAAGTCAACAGTTGCTCCTCTAATTTTAGCACCAAAATATGGTTGCATATTATTATGTTTAAAAGTATTTAAATCCATTTTTTCACCAGTCATTAATTTTATTTGATTATTTGCTAATGTTTCACCTTCTTCTGTTAACATATTTTTAGTTTTACCAATATTTCCCATAAAATATTTATCTGTGTGTTGATTTGAATTATTATAACTATTAATTAAATTAGCATTTTGTTGACTAAAATCATCAAGTTTTCTTGTTTCATAATTTGAAAATCCTTCAGTATTTTTATTATTTTTAATTGTATTTACTATAAATTTTTCTCTATTTTCTTTGTCATTTCCAGAAATAAATTCTTCTTCCTGTACTTCTTCCAAAATATCTTTCTGAAAACCTTCTTTTTTTTTTTCTTGTTCTGATAATATATATAAACTACCCAATACTACTACTGGAATTGCTAAAGCAGCCATTATATAATTAATTATATAATAATAAATAATATATTTATTATATAATTTGATTTAAATAATTATACTAAAATATTTTGATTAAAATAATTTAAAATTTTTAATGATTTTCCATTGCATAATAATCTTTTTCTAGCATTCTTGATGCAATATTATTATGAAAAGGCATACATACATTTTCTTGTGGATTCATTAATAAATAATTAAAATTATTTGGAACATTTGGTGTATTAACAGAATCTAATTCTCTTAAAGTCCATGCAGGATGACTTGCTCGAGGCTGCCCAGTTATTTCTTCTTTATATATTGGATAATTTCCAACATTATAAAAATTATTATTACTTAAATAATTAGTATAATTATTATCTTTTATAAGATCACGATTTAATACACGGGTTTGACATCTTAAATCACTCTCTATATTAATTTGATTAGTTGATAAATTTGCACCCCATTTTTGCATTCTTAAATGAGGATCATTTATAAATGAAACTTCCAAACCATTTCCAGGAACATTAATTCTATAATTACCAATATTTGTAGTTTCTTCTAAATATTTTTGAATTCTGCATGGATCATCATGAAATCTTGTAAAGGCCATATTATATTAATAATATAAATTATATATTGTTAATATTTAAATTAATTGTTAATAAATTAAAAATAATTATTATTAGTAATATTATTTTAATATTATTATTTTTATTATTTTTATTAAATAGTTTCTTTCCCCATTTCACTTAATATTTCATTTAATTTAGATTTCAATAAAGTATTTTCTGCCTTAACTTCATTTACTTTATTTTTTAAATCATTATTTTCATTTTTTAAATTATTTATTTCTGTTTGTTGATTTTGTACTATTGCATCTAATTCTTTTGTTGCTGCTATATTATATACAAAAAGGTCATTGTATACAACTGTTTTTGGATACTCTTTATATACTGCTCCATTTTTTACATCTTCTTGTGATGGAAATCCCCCTTGTCCTACTAAATATTCTAAGCCTTCAATTTTTTCTACATCTTGTGCTATTACACCTGCCTCCCACCTCCAAGTTCCATCTTCAAGGTTTCCTGTATAATTAGCATCTTTCATTTCATTAGTTTTTTGATATTTTTGCGGAATCAATTGTCTTATAATATTTAAACCATTTTCTATAATAACTTCATTATGTTTTAATCTATCATCACTTGGTCCATTCCAAACTTGAGGATAAAATCTTGACGAGGAGTGTGAAGTAGGCTCTTTATAACCAATAAAATATATATTAGCGTCTCTACCATCACGCAACGCCAATCCTGGTGGACCATTGTGTCCATCATCACCATATAAAAATGAACCATGTCCAAATATTAGTTTTCCCATATTGTTTTTATATAAATAAACGTTTCTGTCTTGGGCTCCTCCATAACTACTATTTTGACCGATTTTAAGAGGTATAGTTCCGTTAGCAAAATTACCTTCTGTTGCGGTAATTGTAGATGTTATAATACCTTCAAAAGTAGGGCTTGCTGTTGTTCCAAGTTCTTGGGGTAACTTATCACTCCAAAATGGAAGTCCTAAATTACCACAAGCATCTGTTCCGGATGTTAAAACTTGTCCTTGTGTTCCATAAAGAATCGCATCAGTTATATTTGTATTTGTTATATCATTTAATCCAATTATTCCATTTATATCTAAATTATTAAATGAAGCATCTTTATATGAATTTAATAAATTACTACTTAAATCATATATTACAGAAATTATTCCATTATCATTTGAAACAACATAATCATCACTTTGTTCAAATACAATTCTACTATTATTCATTAAAATATTTCCACTCATATCAATAACTCCTTTTATACTTAAATTTCCACTAATATCTACATTACCAAAAGATACATCATCATAAATATTTAAATTATGTATTACACCACTAATATTAGTTCCATCTCCTATAAATTGTGTTGCATTTATACCAATATTTGATTCAAAATAATCATTATTAGAATTATACAAAAAACTTACATTTGCACCAGAAATTTCTATACCAGCACCGTTAGATTGTATTTTATTAATAGAATTTGATGCTAAAACTATTGTTTTATCACTAATATCAACTATATTAGAATTAATTGTTGTTGTTGTTCCAAGAACTTCTAATCCTCCGTTAATTATTACTTTTCCTTGATTATTACCATGACCAGAAGGATCTATTATAAAATTATGAGGACCATATAAAGAACCATTTAATTTAATATTACCACTAATATCTAATATTTCACTTGGATCATTATTCAAACCAATTCCTATTTTACTACTTTTTATTATACTATTTTTTATTAAAACATTTTCTATTGTTACACCTTGATCATTTTTATAATTATTTATATTATCTACTTTTAAATTTTCACTAATGTCAACATATGTAAAAGATGCATCAAAGCCCTTTCTTAAATTTACATTATTAATGCTAAAATCTAATTTTGTAAATTTATCATAAACATTTATTCCACAAACATCTAATATTCCACTAATGTCAACATGTGTAAAAGATGCATCAAAGCCCTTTCTTAAATTTACATTATTAATGCTAAAATCTAATTTTGTAAATTTATCATAAACATTTATTCCACAAACATCTAATATTCCACTAATGTCAACATGTGAAAAAGATGCATCAAAGCCCTTTCTTAAATTTACATTATTAATGCTAAAATCTATTTTTGCAAATTTATCATAAACATTTATTCCAGAAACATCTAATATTCCACTAATGTCAAGATGTGTAAAAGATGCATCAAAGC